GTAGCCTGCCAGCTCACGCACTTCACTGCGCTTCAGCCAGCCGCTTTTATAACCCACCGAGAGCCGCGCATAGAGCGCATCCTGATCCTCACTCAGTGCTCGTATCGCAGTCAGATCAAACCTGAATTGGTGGCGCTCAGTATCATCCTCAAAGTCACCAAGGAACTGCGTCGTGAGTTCTTCCTCGATGTAGCGGTACAGTGGGACGAGATAAGACTCCGTTGCGTATTCTACCAGTTGACGGGCATTAGAGTAAGTCGCTTTGTCGAGTCCCGCCCCGTATCCCAGCACAATCGCTGGTATGCCAATGACTGCCGAGAGGCGCTCTTCCGGGAGCCGGCGAAGCTGTGCCAGGTTGAGATCATTCGGGCTGAAGCCCACCTTCTCGACATTCACAGCTGCCCCGCTCACCCACGCTTTCCCTCTCTGATCACCTTGCGTCTGCCGCAGGTACTTCTCACGCACATCATTTGGATCAAACTGATATGCGTTCACGTTCTCTTTGAGGCTGATCACCACAGGCGGCACTGCGCCATTCTTCATCAGCAGTGCGCTGTAATTGGCAATCTCATTGTCTGTGTACACTTCGCGCATCACGCTTGCTACCGGGCTGAGCCCCATGCGCGTGTTCATCGGGTCGATACCATCCCGGAAGTGGATCACGTCTTCCTGTTCGAAGGTCTGCGTGGCGCCGTCTACCTTGTACTCGTAGCCTGTGATGAACTCGCTCCCGCTCTGCGGCCACAATGGACGCATCATATGCGGTGGCACATACCAGAGTTCAGTCACGCGACTGCCGCCATTCCGCACCTTGAGCACATACGGATTGCCGCTCACGATCCACGAGTATGCGAATGCCTTGAGCAGTGTTGTGCCTGAGTAGTAGAGATTGGGTCTGCGCAGGAGCTTGGCTGCCGGATGGCCTGGAATGACCTGCTCCATCCCATCTTCGTCGAGTTCAACTACATTCAGTGGTGCTTCAGGGAGCACACGACCGAGCCAGTTAACTGCCGCCATTACGAGCGATGCACCGCCTATGCTGCCCGCTTCTGCTGTGTAGTCGATATTCTTGCCGCTGTAGCCGTAGCCGTTCCACGCATCACTGAGCACGTTCCACACAATCCCGGAACTGCCAGCAGTGCCGCCCTGACTTGGAAAGCGCATGGCGTCCTTCAGGCTGGCGAGTGCCTGGATGCTACGGCGAATTAGGGATGTTTCCTTATTGGCCATCTATTTCCATCGCGGCGAGTTCTGCATGCATTGCGTTCCTGCTGTAGTCCACTTCCTGATAGGGCTGTTCGTGCTCTATGCGCTTCTCGACCCGCTGCACGAAATCGCGTACAGCTTCGAGTTTGATGGCTTTCATATGCCCCATTGCCTCTTTCATCGTGGGTTCAGCGAATGGCTTCCGGTGCTGTTCGAGAATGGCTCGGATGGCTTCGACATTAGCGAGATCGTAATCGTCGACAGCAAGACCGCGTTCTTTCGCATTAATCTCGAAACGATCCACCCAATACAGCATTTCATCAATCGTTGGTTTACTCATCCGGTCATGCTCATCTGCTGTGGTACTGGTTGCGGTTGCGGTTCAAACTCCAGTACCTGTTGCGCCATCCGCCGTGCGGCAATCTCGCAGTACCGCTCCTCGATCTCGATTCCGATTGCCTTGATTCCGCAATCCTTCGCGGCACGAAGTGAAGTACCGCCGCCCATAAACGGATCAATCATCGTCTGCACATCTTTTGCGAGACCAACGCACCAACGCATCAGTGGTATAGGCTTCTCTGTGAGGTGTTGGCGTACCTGACGCGGCACATGCGGTTCTTGCAGGCATCCATTCCAGCGATAGTGAAGCAGACGCGCCGCACCGCGCAAAGTCGTGAACGCTAATTCGCAGTCTGCAAAATCACCAGTATTGTCTTTATCCCATACCAGCCAGCAGGCTGATGGTGGAGTGTGATAGTAGTTTCCACCCCACATAATAGCTTTGGGTGCAAAGGTAATTAACTGATTAAATAATGCTTGCTCTATCAGTGCATCCCATTTAAACAAGTGGCGCAGATGGGATGGTCGGTTAGATATACTAATGCCATAAGGCGGATCAGTCAGCACCAGATCAACACGCGGCATCTCACCTAGCAATTCTCTGCAATCGCCGTGATAAATCGTCACTGACTCATCTTCGAAATACGGTTTCATCCTGACACCACCCAGTTCCGCACACCCACAACCGCACGCCATGCAAGCGCACGCGCAATGACCGTGTCATCATGCAAGCCTTCTGGTGCCGCATAGCTCACGCGCTGCGTATTCGCTGCCACCTTCGACTCAAATGCGTGCAACTCTGCCGTTGCCGCCGGCACATCAAGCCACCTGCACTCACTGCGCTCAAATGCAAGCATCAATGACTGGATCAATGGCGGTTTCGATGCAGCCGTAGTCGTGAAGGGAATGACCGGCAATCCCTCACGCTGCAATGCTTCGATATTGGGTGAGCCAATCGAGTTCTCTTCCGCTTCGATATGCTGCACACCCCAGCGCCTGGCAAGCGCATCAAGGCGCGCACGCTGAAATGACCACTGAATCTTGTTGAAGCGATCAAGCGCCACCTCCAACTTACACTCTGTGCATAAAACGCACAGAACTGTGTAGTCAGATTTCATGGCCCAATCGACTCCCATCACGAGGCGATGACCGCAATGATCGGCAGGGCTCGCACCTGGCAGCGCAGTCAGGTTGGCGGCAATGTTTCGAAACACGCTCCCCTCACCCTCAAGGAACTCTGCAAGTATCTCTTCGCGGTATGCCTCATCTGTCAGGTCGCCCGCAATCTCATCAAGCGCCTCTCTCGACAAGTGCGGATTATCAAGGGAGGTGAAATGCCACGCCTGCCATCGCCCAGTCTCATCGCTCTTTGCTTTCTGATAGAGATCGTGAAACCAGTTGCGTCTGCGCGGTGTCGAGATGAACCACGCATCGCCGTTGTTGTCGAGAAGCATCGGCGCACCCACCTTGCCCCACGCATCAGGTGCCAGGTACGCGCACTCATCGAGCACGAGGAAGTCTGCATGATCGCCGCGCAGCGTATCGGCATCGCTCGCAGTCTTCACCTTGATCCGCCCGCCATTGTTGGGCATCAGCATGATCCTGCGTTGTTCGTTCTTTTCGATCACACCAAACTCCGTGACTTCATAAAGCCACGCCTTCACTTTGTCCCAGAACGCATCGGCCTGATCCTGCGTGGTTGATGCGAGAAGCACGCGCCTGCCCTCGAGCATCTTCTTCACCGAAACGCGAGCCGCGAGTGTCGTTTTTCCGGCCCTACGCCCGGCATTAATCACGACTCTCTTCGCCTTCGTCTTCGCTATCGCTGCCTGCTTCAAGTGCATTGATGGCAGGTGTATCGTCAGTTCTTTGGCCGTCGCTATCATCAACTATCCTGATGAGCACCCCACCTGAATGCTCGTGATATTCCTTTGGTTTCCCGAACGTGTATGCAAGCAAAATCTTGGTGGCTTCCAAGTCTTCCGCCTTCGCTCGGCGCACGAGCATCTGGATGACTTCCATCCGGTCATCTTCCGTGAATGCTGTGCGCAGCAGCCACGAGAGCCCCTCACGGTATGCCTTGCTTGGTCGCCCTTTTGGTAGTGGCGTCCGTACTTCAGCCATAAACAAACGCACTCGGACGCACACTGAACCTGTGTTCTTCTGCGCCTTCCATTGCAACCACGATTGAGGATGACGGGTCCACAGCTTCCCAGCGGTAGTACCACATGCCAGGCACTGTGGGTTTGATCGTGCAGCGATAGACACCGATGGCGAGCTTTTCCACTTGTGGATCAACGCCGTACGTGTAGGTAGCATCAACGAAGTTCGGATTCTGCACCTTCACGTTGATGAGTGACGGATCAACTGCGACACTCTCCGAATCTACGAACGTGCCGTTCTTCAGTATCACCAGATCGCCTATGTCGTATGTGTTAACACTCGCAGCCATCGCTACCGTCCACCTCACTTATTCCGCCACGCTCATCGCTGATCGTGAACGAAACGCCTGGATCAGGTGTATCGACGACGACCGGCACAAATGCGCCCTCACCTGAATCATTCCACAAGAGATCATTGAATAAATCGCTATTGAACATTGCTTCTATGCTCTGAGATTCGTAAGCACTGCCGATGTTGCGCCTGTATTGCTGATTGCGATTGTTGTGCCTGTGCCGCTCTGATGTTTGCTATAGCGAATCACACCATGCAGTTTGTTGTCAGGATCATAAATATCACGATTGGCTGTAGGGCTGTACCAGTGCCCAGCCTGTGCGGATTCAATGAACAGCGTCCAGTCTGCATACGTATTGTCCGTAATGTGAATTGATGTCGGGCAGTTGAATGCCAGCAACAGCGCCTGCAACGGGTAATAATTAAAATCTGATCTGAAGCCTACCTTGCACGTTGCCATGCTGATATTGCTGCCGCGTAATGGTGCTTCAGCAAGTATCGCTCCCGTCCAGTAGTTTCGCCCCACGACCATCAAGTGCGCTGAATATGCTGATGCCGTATTGACGCGAGGCATTCGAAAAGCGAAACGGTCAAATGTCGGCTCTGATCCAAACAGTGCACCAGTGTCTATGTGAACACGCCCGCACTCAGCAGCAGCAGCCATACCCAGATCAAGCCCTGAGAGTTGCGGATTATCTTTAGTTCGAAAATTTATGTCGTTGATGTAGATGTGCACGTTGTTGAAGGGCTCGGTCGTAATGCCACCAACCCAAAGCGCCATCGCAAAGAGCGCCGCATTCACATCACTGCCATTGCGATCCGATTGAATGATGACACCAGCAGTGCTTGAACCACCTGTGAGATTCCACGATGGCCACTCCATGTATGCAAGCCCCTCAAGGGACAGGGTAACAGGCGTGCCTTCTGCTATCGGGATGTAGGGCGGCGCAAGGATCGAATTTGTTGCTGATTGTATCGGCCCATTGCAGCGATAATAACCGGACGCAAAGAGCAGCCGCCCACCACCAGCAGCAATCACTGATGCCATGGCGGTATTAATGGCAACAGTATCGTCGTGCTGCACTGTCACATTCGAGCGCGAGGCGCTGGCAGTCGTGGCAAGCGTGAAGACGCTGCCATCAATAGCTGTGATTGATGTGATCAGATGAGTGCCGCCTGCTCCCGCACCATCGATGTAAATGCCCTGCCCCACTGAAAACGTTGCACCACTTGCCACACTAAGCTGATTGGAGCCGCCAGTGATTGAGCCGGTAGTTGTGGTCATATCGCCGGATGCGTTGTAATCAAGTATGAAATAGACCGGCAGACGTGAGTCTATGTATGACTTCGTGGCAGCGTGCAGTGCGGATGTGGGCAATCCACTCAACGTCAACGGTCCCGTCATCGTATCACCGGATTTGGCTACAAAGGTTGGCCCAAGATCGGTGATGTCTGACGATGTGTGCGTGTGGTCTACGTCTGCCTTGCTTGCCAGTTCTGCACTGTCAGCCTTTGTGAGCACTTCCGTTTGAACGTCGATGAGTGTTTGCGCAAGCAGATTGTGATGATGCGCAATCACGCGAAGCTGAACACGCGCCCCTGCTGAGAATGCTTTGGCGGTGGTCGAGTCTGCCCCACGTTCTACAAGCGTCACGACCTGGCCAGCTATGCCATCGTAATAGCAAATCTCAGATGAGCCTGTTGAGCTGGATGTCAGATCAAGCGTGAGCGCGCCTGATGATGGCCACGCTGATATATCGCCCACCACTGTCAGCGTGGCAGCGTCAGCTGCAATGCCTGTGCCGAGCAGCGCCGATCCGTTATTGTGTGCAATGAGCAGGCTTTTCGGTTCATCTGCGATGCCAAAACTGGCAAAAACGGATGAGCCAACCGGCGCTTCAAATCCTGATGCTGTGACCTGTGCCTGAACAACAAGCCCCATCTCAATCAGCGCCGACAGTTCGACAAAATCTACTGACGTGCCGCCGCTAATGGCACCTAGCGCAGACTGCCCGAGTATGTTTGACCCTAACAGCATTCAGCCTACAAAAATCCCATTGATGGCAAAGTTCTCGTAATGTGCTATGCCTGAAGTCAGCGAGCTTTCAAGAGCTGCGATAAAGTGATAACCAATCTGCGGCGCAATGCCCACTGAATTGCATTGCTCCGCCGCTACGCTCCCGACCCCTAGATTGTGCCAAGTGTATTGTCGGCTGTTACGATAAATAGTCGTGGTTGAATCCAGCCCCAGGCCCGACACCAGGAACACGCCCGTAGGCGAGCCCCCGGCATTCTGTATTGATACATGGCTCATTTCTTCGGCTAGCCCGCTCACAAATGCTACCTGATTTGTGGCAGAGTTATTCCACTGCCGAGCTTCGCCGTTATAGTCATGTATGGTCGCATCAGCCTTGTACATATCACGCGATACGCGATTAGCGTTATTCCAGACAAATCGCTTTATCAACGAATCTTCCGTGGTGGTCGTCGATGTGGTTCGGAAGGTGCCCAGATAGCGCCGCGCGGTTGCGCCGCTTTTCACGTAGATCCCATCCTGCAAGGCAAGCGCATCAGTACGAGCAACGGCGGAAGCCCACGCTGCTGAGAACTCAAGCGTGAGCGTGCCTGCATTGCTGTAGATAAAAACATCGTAGTTGCTGTCAGCGGCAAGAGTGCCAAGCGCAAGCGATAGCTCACTAAACGAGTGGCACATCCACGCCGAGCCAGTGTAAAGACTGATGCAGTTACCCTGATACTGCGTGAAATAAATTGTAGTTTTTGCAGTCTGATCCGTGTTTGAAATCGGCACACCCGCTTCGAGCGTCAGCCTGCCATCTGATGCCTGAATTGCACTCATTGAATCTTCATTCAGTGTCTTGGCAGTCAGGCCCGCAATCATCCGATACGTCTTGCTGGCGGTGTTCTTCGTGCTTGCGGTGATGCCTTCCTGACCACGTGTAACCGTGAGTGTGTCGGTACTGATGGCAGTCACGCGCACAATCTCAACATTCGGATCATCCGTCGGGTCGGCAAAGTCGGTGCTATTCCAGTACGTGGCATTGAATGGAGCTGCTGGCAGTTTCGCGCCGTGCCCGCCTGAAAGCACGATGGACGTGGCGGCGGCGTCATAGCCCGTCGATACTGTCACCTTTGCGAAATTCTTGAATAGGTCCATTACGCGCCTCCTGCTCTGTCTGAAAGTGTGAACGATACGCCTGGATTCGGAACTGGCTGCATTGCCGTGATCGCTGATGTGACTGCTGAAACCATCGTGATTGATGCTGAGATGCTTACGTCACCAAACACTGCGCCTGTGATTGAGATGGCGCACGTGACGCTCGATGCAACCGCGATCTGCGCTGAAATCTCAATCTCACCCGCACTGGTGATTGCAATGGCGCACGTGACGCTCGAGGTGCTGGTGATGCTTGCCGCGCAATCGACATAGTTAACCGCCGCCTCGAAGCCATTGCCGCCGAGCGCGAACTGCCCCAGTGCTGATGCGCCAAGTGTCATTCACCTAATCGAGCGAAATCTGCAATTGGCCTGCGACGATCCTGACCACATCCAGGTTGACGATTGGTGTTGATGTGAACGTTGAGTACGCCACGAGGTTGCCAGCTGTCACCGCATCGAAGAGCCCCATAGCCACTGCCGTGTGCGATCCGCTCGAGGTGAAGAGCGTCACATCTGCGCCAGTCACTACAGGACTGCCAGCCGTCACAGCCGGAAAGTTCGTGGTGTTGTTCGTGACTGCGCCTCGAGCATACCCACCGCCAGTCAACTCTGTGCCAGCCGTTGAATCAGTCGGGGCAACACTGAACAGGCCCACATACCACGTCGCAACAGGCGCATAGGTAGTGCCGCCAAAGAGATGCCCCAGTACTTTGCCTTCGCCGTAATTCGTCAATGAACCTGCCATTGCAATGCCTCCTAGACGTGCTTGAGGAGAATGAGGAGGGCAAGGATCACAACGAGCACTACGAGTAGTGCCACCGCCCACAAGATCACGCGATCCCTGTTCCAGTTCATTTCAAGGCGGGAGTATCGCACGCGGTATATGCTTACTTTGGCGAGAGCAAAGAAAAGGCGTCCGTGCAACTCACTGAGCACGGACGCCAAGAGCGAAAGGATTGAGTGTGAATCCAACGGACGTAGATCGTCACTTGCGAATGATTGTGTAGGTGCGAAGCTCCGGTCCCTTCGTCACGCTCTGCCGCCGCTCACGAGCCTCACGCACAATCCCGCGCGCTACCAGTCCCTCGAGCAGATCAGTCACCTTCACCTTTTCCATTCGCGTGTACATCTGGATGTCGAGCACGGTCGAGTGATGTTCTTCGACTGCTTCGAAGATCAGCTCCTCATCAGGCGTCAGCATCTTGAAGGCTTGCGGAAATTCTGCCTTTGCTTTGCGAATCGTCGCAATCATCGTCTGGTGAATGCGCTGAGACATTGTGGTTCCAAGCAGCTGACACGACCGACGGTACTCGCGCTTGAGCCGCTTGTCAGAAATTGCCACCTCGACGCGTAATCCTGCCATACGTAATTTTTATCCGGATAATCCGGATAGTGCGTACAAACCTAAAGTCCTACTAAACGTTGTGGTTTACGATGGGGCGATTCGAAGCGTTCTTCCATCGCCCTGCGATACGCTTCGTAAGCTATGCCATCTTCCGGCGCGCGATGCGTTGGCCCAAGCAAATCACAATGCGTAAACACGCAGCAATCATTGACGATGTACGAACCTCGAATTAAGTCTGGAGCACCGAACGCAACGTACGCCTGCTTCGCCTTCGTATCACGTCGAAGCGTTTGCAAGAGCCACATAAGGGAGTTCGCATTCTGTCGTTCGCTCACTGGCTTCACCTCAATCCAGGCACTCCAGTCTTCGATCCAGAAATCGGGAAGGTATGCGTGGCCGCGCACGATGTAGCCTTCCGGTTCGTACTCCCAGCGAACACCAAGCGCTTCGAAAAGCACCGCCCAGCGCGCCTCTGTGCGCGAGCGAAACAAGCGATTCGCATAGCGCGTCTGGATAATGTGCCCAACGCGGGTGTCAGTGTGTACGCTTCGTGGCAGACTCATACTTCCTCGAGAAACAAAGCGCGTTCCTTCTCGCGGCGATTCGCCAACCCCTCACTCACCACTTTCTCGCCATTCACTGTGATCTTGTTCCACACAAGGAACTGATCCGCAGCGCCCATATAGTCCGATTCATTCAGCAGCCTCAACAGAGTGCTATCACCGAATGCACCGACACCAATGTTGAACGTAAGCGAGCACATTGCGTTGTACTGATTCTGATTCACTGGAACTGCGACGCATTCCTCCATGCACTCTTCCGTTTCGATCAAGTCGCCCTCGAGCAGCATATCGGATTCGCCCTGCGTGATCGTGCGATTGTACGGGTCATCAGGCCCATCGAGCAGATGCCCAACACCAACGGTGAGGTAGCCCGCCTGATCGTAGTACGGGTCGAGCTCGCACCCTTCGCACTCGGTGATGAAGGCGATGCCATCAGCATCAACGCAGCTGGGCTCATCCGGTACAGCATCATCGAGAAGCTCTGTCTTTACGCGAGTCAGAATGTGCTCGATGCGTCTCAATCGCCGCGTGATCTTCTGCTCAAATAATTCCAGGTTAGTGTGACTCACTCAGCCTCCTTTTCCATCGCGGCGAGTTCTGCATGCACAGCTTGCCGGTATTCCCTTAGCCACGAGTCAGCGCCTTTGCCTGTGTTGTATTCCGGTAGCCGCTTCTCTACCCGCTCCACGAATGCGCGGATCGCGGCGCGTTCATTCTTGGTTGATTCCCGCTCCAGTCCGTCAAGCTCGGCTTCGAGTTGCAAAATGCGTTCATCTTTGACTTCATCTACCTTCAACCACATCTGGTGCTGTTCGAGAATGGCGCGGATAGCTTCACGAATCCTTGGGGCGTCATCGGGAGTGCAGTTAAAGATGGCGCTATCCACTATCGCCAGCATTTCATCAATCGTTGGTTCGCTCATAGTGAAAACTTGTAGCCAGCCAAATTAAACGCAAGCGCGAAAACACCAGCAGCGAACAGCAATCTGCCAAGTTCCTGAATCTTCGGATTCGCACTGAGCGCATATGCAAGCGCGCCAAGTATCGCAAACAGAATCGGAATAATTGTAACCAGCATTACGTTGCCTCCTTGTTCGCCAGCTCGAGGTAATCTCGAAACGTTATCCGTGGATCAAGCCACTTTACACTGCTCTTGGCTCTACACACTCTGCAATACCAAACTCTCTCACCACCACGCCGTTCGCTTGGCGGTGTGAATATTGGCCGACGCGCAGTGCATTGCCAGCATTCGAAGATTCCATACACCGGCGTGTCAACCTTGAACGTTCCCGCGTCGTTCGATTGGTCTGTCATACCGCGTACCCTTGAGTGCCTTCACAATCACGTCACGTGCGCGTTCCACGTCGGAAACATAGCGCGCGTGTCCAAGCAACTGAAGCGCTTCGAAGAGCGCGGCTTCGTATGCTTCGATCTTCGCCATTGCTTCAGGGCCCGTTACTCTTTCCGTGTGATCCATCGGTAAATCCAGAATGCCAGCCCGCCGTAGAGTGCGCAGATCACGACGGTCCAGATCACGTCACGCGTTCCCATACGCTCGAATGCTTGCGCTTCTGCCACTCCGGTTCGCGAAGCGGTTGCAATGATCGAACCTCAATCGGCGTAGCTTCACACGCACATGGCCGCGCCGCTGTATTCTCATTCCCGGAAGCGCTGAGATATGCGTAGATCTGCCATCCCTGATCGCAGTACGGGCAGCTCGCACCATTCGCGGTTTCGGCGCCAGGCTGCGCCGGTCGCCTGTCGCGCTCCCCTTCGCGGATCACGCTCCAGGCTGCGAGCAGTTCCTGCGGCTGAAGCAACGCCTTGACGCTGCGAGTGCGAATTGCGTGCAGCTCGCACTCCTCCAGGCGATCAGCTGGTATCGGCGCGAGTATGCGCTGCCAGTCGCGAATCTCGTCAGCAAGTGCGGCATCGCTCAAAGCTGCGACTCCTGCACGCCGACGCGCTGCGCTAATTATCGCGCTCAAGACTTGCGGCAACCCTTCGAGCCTGGGCGCTTGTGCCTCTGTCGTCATCATCGCCATCTGCCCCGTTCCCCTTTCGGTTTGGTATTTCGCGATTCAGCCAGCCTACGAACCTTTCAGGCTCCGGCTCGATGCCTTTCGCCTTGCACCACGCTTTGAACTTCCCGAACACCTGCCGCACATCGAGATGCTCATAGACCGGGTTGTCCTGAAGTTCCTGTAAATCAGAATCAGAGAGAGAGTGCTTTTTCCTGCCTGACACTTTCACTGTCACATCCTCTCTCTCTCCTTCCCTATCCCTTCCCTTCCCTATCCCTTCCCTTCCCTCCGTATTAGCAGATTTTAGATTTGCACGGATCTTTTTTAGATTTGCACGCGTGCGCACGCGTGACGATCTAGATGCTGACGCGTCGTCGTTCGTGCGAATCTTGGGAATCACGCTCGGTGACTCGCGCGGATTTAGATTTTGATGCTTTTCGAACGTGCGAATCTGGATATACCGATGAAAATCTACGGTGTAACGCGTAATAAACTGCCGATCGGCCAGAATATTTAGCATTTCATCCACATCTGCATCGTCATATGGCAGCAATTCCACCTTAATTCGCTTCGCGCGGTCCTCTAAACGTCCTTCACGGTCTGCCGCAGTCCATAATCCAATGAAAAGCAGCCGCGTAAGTGGCGGAAGTTCCGCGATTATCTCGTCCGTAAAGAATTGCGGTTTGATGGTGCGTATCCTGGACATCTACCTACCCAGAGGCGTGCAAACGGCTGCCTTTGCATACCTCTGCATACCTTTGCTTATCTTTGCGTATCTTTGGATAGCTTTGCCGGCTGTGTAAGTTAAGGCAAAAGAAAGGGCTATGAGATTGACGCCCAAAGTGCAAGAATCCAGATCGAACGATTCCTTAATCTTGCAGCTTGGAGGTACACGATGAGTTTCACCGTTCCCATCAGCGTCAATGTCAAAGCCCGTGATCTGGGATTCTACTCCTATCAGGACTATCTGACCAGAAGTCCGCACTGGCACATGCTCAAAAGACAACACGATCGCATTCCCTGCTATTCGTGTGGTGATTGGAAGGCCTTTAATCTTGATTTGCACCATAAGACCTATGAGCGACTTGGCCAAGAAGTCCCTTCCGACCTCGTGAGAATGTGTAAGTTTTGTCACAAGTTGGGTCATGATCTGATAGAAAAAAAACAAGCAACACTGGATAACATGCATCAAGTTGTTAAAGCATTAATGATCAAGCAGGCGGACCAAATGGGTCTGCCACTTGAAGCAGCCTAAGCATGTTAGCGATGAATCGCGGGAGAGATCTTTTTCGAGAACTCTCCCACCTTTCAACTTGCCTGCTTACGAACCTTTTCCAGTGATTCGATATTGTTGGGTGGAGGTGTAGGTGGCGGTGCGTTTACGTTAATCAGTGCCTGTTCATAGAAACACCACTCACCTAAGACATTCTTCCATCCAGGTACATCTCCGGCGATTGCGTGCTTAACTACAGTCTTGCGTGACATATCGAGAATGCTGCACGCCTCCTTCATATGTACAATTTTTCCACCTGGACCTTTTGCCATATCGCGCTTCCTCGTGTCGTATTCACTCAAATCGAAAAGAGCTAATTGCAATGCTTGCCCATTCCATTCAAGTTCATCGACAATATCGAGCACATTACTTCTTCGCGTTCTTCGCCTTATCATCACAATTCACTCCGAAACTCGCTCCGCTTGTGCCCCTGCTCATTTAACTTCCCCGCCATCCGTAATTCCGCGAGCGCCATTTCCTTCTGCATCACTTGCTCCTTCCACTTGATCCACGGCCCGAGCTGCTCCGCGAAAAACACAAGCGTCACGAATGCGCCAAGCGCGAGGCCTGCCAGGAATGCACCAATAGTCCACCACACATCAATACTTTCGCCGCCGTGCGGCTCGTGCGCGCTTCGATGGCATGTTGATCAGCCACACCGCAAAGCACATCATCGCCCCGATGCCAAGCAGCACAATCAGCGCGTACAGGATTACTTCGATTGGATTGAGCATCGTGGTTCACATTCGCGCGCGGCGAGCCACCTCAAATTCACGCCTGGCTCGCTGCCCTACAGCTCGCAGGCGCGGTTCGCATACTCGCCGCGCACGAATCTCGTGTGCAATCGGGGCCGCGCGTGAAGTCGTGCGTACTGCGTTCCCGCCCTGATTAGTGAGAACACGACGCACCCACCCGGTCGGATTCTTCACGCGCGAATTTCAACAGGCCACTCAACGTTTTCGCAGGTCAGCGTGGCGCACTCTCTGAGCAAGTCCCGCGCAATTGTTGCCTGCGATGCCAGAATCATTTGCAGCAACAAAAGCGCAGTTGCTTCCATCTCCGCACTCATATGCGCACATTCAAGCTGGAGCACCACCTTCGTGCGCTTCACCTCAAGCGATTCCTGCTGGTCGATCAAGTCTCGGAAGTTTGCCGGCAGCTTCACGCAATCCTCCGGGCAACGTCCTGTGCTGTATCGCGCAACGTCGCCTTCAAATCAGTCACAAGCTGTTGCAGCTTCAGTTCCCTGTCACGACACAGCGCCAACTCAACGCGCTCCTTCTCTAAATCAGGTTGTCGCACCCACGCGGCAACTAAGAAGCCGACGATGAATGCGACACAAGCGATCCCGATGATGATGAGCGTGAGTTTCACCCGGCAACCTTCTCGTAGATTGGAAGTACCTGCTGCGCCATACGCCTTGCGGCGATTTCGCAGTAACGCTCTTCGATTTCGATTCCGATAGCGCGAACGCCGGAGTCTTTTGCTGCGCGCAACGTTGTACCGCTTCCCATGAATGGGTCGAGCACTAGACGCGCATTAACCTTCGCGAGTAGGTAACGAATCAGCGCTAGCGGCTTCGCGGCCACATGTTCCGCGCTAAGTTGGGGTGTCGCATAAAAGTTCAGTACAGCACTATCCCTATTACCTTGCAGCTCTGGAGTGCGAGCTACTTGTATCAACTCCCACGTTTGCTTCCAGCATTTGCCCCGATCGCCTCCACCACCAACAGCAGGGCCTTTATTCCAGACAAGCCACTGACGCCAATGACCCTCCCAAGCCATCATCGGATTAGCGAAAGCAATCACCGCGATTTCTTGATTTGCGGCCCAGTCAATTACGTACTGGCCTAACTCTTGAGAGTGGTCACCAACAATATCAAAGTGCCGTTGTGACCTTCTGTTGTTCACCCTGCCGTTATTCCTAAGTTGAACTCCATACGGCGGATCAGTCAGCACCAAATCTACACGCGGCATCTCATCAAGCAACTCCCGACAATCGCCGTGGTAGATCGTCACGTATTCATCTTGGAAATACGGATTCATTCACTTGATCCTTATTGACTTGCCCCTCTCACCCAGTTCGGCAAACGGCAACCGTTCGCCCGCTTCGAGCAGCTCGCGAATCATCGGATTCATTGGCTTGCGCACAAACTCGATGAACTCATCGGGAATCTCTTCGAGCGGTGCGGTGATCGTGAGCGGTGCAACCCCGCCATTCTGCGCAGCCGTAACGCGAAAGCGCGGCGTCTCGAGCGTCTTCAGTTGGTGCGCTTCGAAGAACCAGAGCAGCCTGCTTTTGAGACGATCAACGGCGCTGGCGTCTATGTTGCCTCGTTCCGCCAAACGCTTCGCCTCAGCTTTTCGCGCGGCTGCCCTGGATTCCAGTTCGCGGATCAGCCCGCAGTAGCGATCCACCTTTTCCTTCGTAGCTGTGCCCGTTTCCTCGAGCCACGCATCAATCGCGGCTTCCGCTTCGCCATCTGCCAGCTCGCCGCCGACTTCGGTCAGTAGCTCCTCGAGCGCAGCCAGGTCATCAGAGATAGCGTAGAGAGTAGCCATTAGCCTACATCCTCCCCTTCGCCGTGCTTCGTGACATACAGCTCATTCGCCCAATCCCCAAACGCCTCAATGCAGATCTCCATCTGCGCTTCGTTCAAATCAGCGCGCTTCTCAACACCAGTCAGCGCCTTCATGCGCGCCTGAATGTCCGAGTTCTTTGGCCCGTATTCGCGAATCTCGCGGATCAGATTGTCGAGCCGCGTCACCGTTGCGATCAGCTTCTCGCGCCCATTGCCGTTGCCGCCGTTGCCGTTTGGCTTCTTCCCCTCTTCGATGGCCGGCGCTTCGTGCAATACAACGTCGGGAATCGTTTCGATTTCGCTTTCATCCAGGAAGCCGAGCCCGCAGACGCTCAACGTCACTCGGCGCTTCGCCTTCGTCTCAGCCTTCATGATGGCGTTGCAGAGCACGTCGCCCTTGATGCTGCCAATCGAAACGGCACCAATCGACTCATCGGTGCGCCCTTCTTTTGTGGTTGCCCTGGCGGTGACGATGTAAACGTCGTTGATATGCTCACGGCTCACGATCTGGATCGAAACGTTGTGAATCTTTCGGAGCTGGTCCGTGCCATCGCGCCGGACATAGAGCGTGAGCTTGCCATTCAGGGTGATGTATTGCAGAGGTTGCGTTAACGGATTCCACCCAACCGAACGGCAGATTGCGTTGTAGTAATTGATTCGATCTGCGCTTGAGAGCTTCGCCAGGTCGCCTGTCGCAATCACCCGTTCGATGATTGCGGCGTAGTCCTGGTGCTCAGTTTGAGTTGCAATTGCAGTTGACACTGTTTTATCTTTCTCCTTCGTTACCATGTATGTAGTGACTGCCCACGTTTCCCGCGTGGGCTTTTCTTTTATGCTGACCTTTTGAAAGCCTTCCTCGGATCGAAGGGCCGCTCGACGTGGCGGTTAATCCAGTCGCGCACATCCTGCTCACGCCAGCGCAGCGTATGGCCGATCTTGACGCGCGGCAGAGTCCTTGTACCTCCACCGCGCACATAGATCGTGCGAACTGCGAGGCCGGTGATTGCGGCCACTTCCTCGATCGTTAGAAGCTTGTCGATCATTGCTTCAGCCTCTCTTCTGCTGCCAATCGCGCTGGTGGCGTTCGCTTGCCGTAACCGGCCCTTCGCCCTCGAACTGCGCCATGTAAGCCGCCTCGTCGCGGTCGCTCTCGTAGTTGTCTACGCACTTCTGATTGCAGTAATACTCGTCGCGGTCCTCGTCGTAGATTCCGGTTGCCTCTTTCCAGAGCTTGCCGCACTTGCGGCACTTTGGCTGATCTTCGAGCCATTCGTAGTAGCGGTCAGCGCGTGCGTCTGCTTCCAGTTCTTCGTAGGTCATCGTCCCACCGCCGTTCTTGCCGCGAACCAGGTATCCCAGTTCCGATCCTTCTGCTCGTCGATTGCATCAATCTCTGAATCGAGTTCGTCATTGCGCTTTTCCCACTGCGCGATGCCATCCATCAGCATCTTGATAGTCTTCTGCACCATCTTCTGCTCGTCGCGAAGCGCATCGCGCCTTCGTTGAAGCCCGCCCGGATCGCTCGCTTCAGCTTCGCGCTCGACCATTTCCCAGTAGGTGTCCCATTCAGGTTTGCTCATCATTAGAAAATCACCTCGTCATCTTTCGCTTTGCACTCTGCGCACTCCATCCAATATTCCGGCGGTCCATCTTCGAAGGCCGCGTAGCCGTAAGCCCCGACGTGGCGCAGCTCAATCGGATTCCCCAGCGTCTCCGGCACGCCGCAGTGATCACACGTCACCGTCTCAATGAGCATCTCAGCCGCTTCCGGTCTGAGCTTGGTTTCTTTGGTTGCCATTTGCTGAATCATTGCCCCTCTCAACTAGATTGACTAGACGTTGTCTAGTACATTCTGATTATACAGAGTGTCTAGACACTGTCAAGTGAATTTTAAGCAGCCGCTAGTTGAGGATATTTCTCTGCGAGCTGGTCCAGCTTCTCGCGCACGGCTTCCCTGGTCAAGGCGGACATCGTTGTATCTGTGAGCAAAGCCGCCTTTTGGAGACGTTTTGCAAGACTCTTGTCCGCTTTCACGAAAATGACTTCCGTTTTGGGCTCGCGCTTCATAAGGGCTCCGTTGGGTGTAAACAAATCACATAGTCAGTGACTAGACACTGACAAGTGTACTTTAACTGACTAGAAAACGTCAAGTAAAGATTGGAAGCCCACTCAGGAGACAGAAACGTCTTGACATATACTAGATATTGTGAGTACCAATAGAAGGCGCAAGGCGACGCTAACGGTAAAGATGGAGCCGGATGATTATGTCAATTTCAGGGTGGCGGCAAAACTTCTGGGAGGTACGCCGTCGAGCATCGTCCATCAATTTGCCGTTAAGGTTAGTCGCGAAGAGAGGATGCGCGATCCGGTGGAGTGGACGCGAATTTATCCAGAGATCGCACGAGAAGTGGCGGAACATAGTGCAAAGAGGAAGAAGCCCCCAGAATCCAATTCTATGAAAGATTTTGAAAACTAAGAATATCGTGAGAAAGAAATCACGCGATAAGTCGCTCCTCACAGTGAAGATGTCTCCCGATGTTTATGCCAGGTTCGCGGCGGCCGCTCTGCTTCGAGGGTCGCGACCATCGAGCCTGGTGCATCAATTCGCTGTCAGCATAATCCGGGAGGAACAGATGCAGGATCCGATCACCTTCGCCGAAACACTCGAAGAGGTCAAGAAGCGGATCGCAGAACATAGCGCACAGAAAAAGAAACTCAGCAAGGCTCGGCTTGTTGGTCAGATACTTGAAATGATCGAACCGGACAAAGTCGCCTAAAGCCCCAATTTTAATAGAAGGAAGTAATTAGAAAGTAAATGAAGAAAGCAATTCTCGCGAGCGCATTTTTGCTCGCATTCACAATGACAGCAGCCGGACAACCAGAGAACACACAGCCGCGTAAGGCAGCGCCCGAACTGCCAGCCGTATCAACGCCCGCGATTCCGCTAGCTGGCCCTCCGCCCGAAGGCAACTATCGGGAAGTGACGGCGGCGTTGGCTCAAGACGCCATCGCACAAGAGAAGCGCGACAAGTTCAGCTTAAACGAACTCAAGGCGTCCTATGAACGGCTACTAAGCGAAGCAATACCGGATTACAACTACATCAAAGTGGAGGCGGGACGCCATCACTACCACAAGTGTTTGGTGGGGCTGCATCCGTTCTTTAACCAGTACGCATTTAGCGCCGGACCGTTAGCCCGCCAGGTCGGACAGTGGCTAATGGATCATCGGACGGCGCTCAAGGCTCACAAGATAAAAGAAATAGGAGTAGCGGCATACTGGCACATCTCGCCCGAAAATGCGGCCTTTTTCGAAGTACCAAAATTACCATGACTGACGAAGTGAAAGACACACAGCCCCTACTGAAAGACATCATTGAAGAGGTGCGCAGCGGGTTGGCGCAGCTTCAGGAAGAAATGCGCGCCGGTTTCGCGGCAATCGACGAGCGGTTAACGCGGATCGAAGCTCTGCTAGACCGAATTGAAGCGCGTCTCGATGCGAGTCCACTGAGCATATGATCCACAAAGTTCTATCCAAACGCACAGGCAAGACAACGTGGGCGATTTCCGTCAGGGTGGGCGGAAACCGCTACCGGCAAGCTGGATTCAAGACAAAGGAAAAGGCCGACGAGTACATCCGGGATTTGAAAGATGCGTACAGAAACCGCATCATCGGGATTGAGCCGGAATACGAGCGCCGCGTAATTACGCTTCAGGATCTGTTCGACGCACGCGACCGCGATCCAATCAACAAGAGCACAGGATCGCGCCGCCAGCTACTCCGCCACTTTGCCGATTTCGTTTCGATTGATCCTGAACTGCCAGTACGTGACGTGACGGTTTCCCGCCTTGCGACTTATCGCGCAACGCTGATGAGCAGCTTCAAAGTGTCAACAATCGAGTTTGCCATTGCCGGAATCGTTGCGGGGCTCAATTCCGGTCGCCTCTACTTTCCTGAACTCGAAACCTTCCGCGCACCCGCGCTTGTCGGCTTGCCAAATCCAGGTCGCGCGGTTCTCGTTCCTCGAGCCGAGCTGGTAGCCGTTCGCGATGAGCTTCGCCGGATGGACCGGGACGCCGCTGCCGACATCTTCGAAATGCTGATCCTGACCGGATGCCGCGTAATGGAATTGCTGACGCTGCGCCCTGAATGGATCGAATGGGAGCGAGGCCTCGTGGGATTGCCAGCGAGCGCAACCAAAACTAAAAGCGCCCGTATTCTTCCAATAACGCCCACCCTTGAAGTTTTACTGCGCAGACGATCCAATGCCTCACCTTTGTGCTATGCAACGTTCTACAGGGCTGTATGTGCGGCAGGGCATGGCCGTGGCATCGTAGTCGGTATGGATAGCTGGAGGATTCACGACATTCGGCATACGGTCGCATCGGTGCTGGCCGAATCCGGGATAAACCAGAAGATCATTGCTGACCTGCTGGGGCATTCGCTTGGCGGTATGACTTCCCGCTACACGCACTCGACGCTGCCCGCACTTCGCGCCGCGTCGTCAGTCCTTGAAAGCTACTGGAGCGGCAATCGCGTTGCTCAATTCCCGCGCGCGGTGAATGAATGATGAGCGAACCAACGATTGATGAAATGATTGCGTGGGTGGAGCATCAGGCATGGGTAGATCACTCAGACATGCTTGAAGCCATCTGTTCCATTCTCAAAGAGCAGCGAGACCTGATGGCGCTAGGCTATGTCTTTCACTCCACAGGCGCCGTGATTATCCCAAAAGAGCCAAGTATGCAAATCATCCGCTCATTCGTGGAGCGGGTAATGGTGAGACTTAGCGGCAAGTACGGGAGTATGTCTGATCCGAGACTCGGTGAGTTGCTGATGGGAGCCATTCGTGATGAAGTTGACGCGATGGAGAAGGAGCTTAAATGAATTTGCTTCACACACGAATATCACTCTCAGCCCGCGTTATCGCGGGCTTTTACTTGATGGCCGCTTTTTGGCCACATAGAATGGAAAAGGGCAAAAAAACCGGCCAAAATGCGGCCATTAAGGTTTTCGCCCATTTCTTCGAACCTCTACAAACTACACACTTTAAGGAGGTTACATGCCCATATCGAAGACCCGTGGTACTATCCTGAGTAGTTTTGCATATCTCACCTAACTATCCGCCAACATTAGCAATTCCCCGTTTCACGTGAAACATTGATGGCCGCTTTTTGGCCGCTTTAAATAGAACAGAGCGCAAAACAAAACACGCCCCCCGTTTCTCACTTCGGGAAGCGTGTGGATCATATGTGTCGAAAATTGGCTGAGACCAGATGCGACTAATTGCCGCCGATTCTATCTCACGTGTCAACCCTACTTTGGTTGCGGCTGACCGCCAGGCGCAATCGGATTCGCCGCCTGCGGGTTGTTTGGATCTGCTGGCAGCTGCGTCGGCTGGTTCTTGTAGTGTGCGATGAGGCTCTGCACTGATTGCAGAATTTCATCGAGCTTAGGTCTGACGTTCTGTGGCACATCCACTTTCACCTTCTCGATGGTTACTTTGACCTTCTCGAACTCCGCATCGCCCTGCTGCTGCCATTTGTCTCGTGCCTGATCTGCCATGGTGTTCTCCCTTGGTTAGCTGCTGCATTATGGACTGTGTTTCGAGTGCTCACGCCACAAGAGCGTGGGCGCGGTAATGCCAGGCACACACTTAGCGTGCTGGCAGATTAGAACAGTGCAACTATCATGCCGCGATTGCCTTTGGCTTATCCTTGCCCGCCTGCTCGATCGCCTCGCAGAACTCTTCGAAGACACGATCAGCAAATGGCCAGATAAACTGATTCACGCGGGCAACGAGAAACTGGTGATCCGCATCCTCGAGCGCGAGCACCCCGGCATCTTTCTGTTCTTCGAGAGCGTTGAGTATGCGAAGTGCGCGCCGGTTGGTTTCGCGGTCAAATCCCTGGCGCTGGCCGTTTGCCCCGTCCATCGCCTCGCCCACGATCAGTTCGATCTGCTGGGCATAATTCAGGCGCACGTTTTCGCCTTTGCGCGTGGTGACTTCCTTGAGTTCGATGTATTTCATGACAATGTAAGCTGCGCCTCCCCATGGTAAATCACGTGGTAGTACAAAGTGAGTTGGCTGGCGCTGGCCATATTGGGAACTGCTGTGGCCAGTATCTTGTATGTGATTGCATTCGTTGCGTATGCGTTCGGCGTCGAAGGTATGTTGGTGCCGGTGCCCACTGCGCTGTCTGAATTGAGAGCGTGTGAAATGGCGGTTAATCCAGTGTCATCACTTGCACCGCCAGCACGAGCCGCCTGCACTTCAGTGAATGTCACCTGCATATCGTTATTCGCATTGTGGGCTACCGCAAAAGAGATGACCCTTCTATGCACAAAGATGTGGGGCAAACTTGAAATTAGCCCCTTAGCTACAAACAGCAGATGCACTTCACCACCGAGGGCTAACTGATCAGCAGTCCCAAAGGTGATGGTAAATAAATCCGTGAGAGTGGCATTGGTTAGTTGCTTTGTTCCACCGATCACGAGTCTGTCTAACGGTGTGATGGAATTTTCGTGACTTGTCTTGAGTTTGAATACAGTCGGTGCAGAAGTTGTCGAGAAGTTGTACTGTGCATCGAAATTCATTGCGGCACCCTGACGCTGACCCACTGAGTCGTACTGCCCATAAAATGCCGAAGTAAACAACGAATCACCCAACAGCACTGCACTCTTGCTGGATTCTGAACCTCTAGACTTCAGAAAGGATAACTGCGGAGCATTTGCACTTGAGTTGTAAAGACGAAAACTGAGCAGCACGTTCGAGTCGCTTTTCCAGATGGTTGAGCCAGCACCAAGCGTGATCACGCCCGAACCGTCCACGCTTGAACTTGTGACTGCGCCAAATGCCCCGGCGTCTCGATACTGAAGCTCTGATCCGCTACCGGCAGGCGTACCACCCGATGCGGTCATTGATGTACCGGTGATAGTCAGCCCAGTGCTGGCAGTCAGCCAGGTCACTACTCCCGCACTGTCATCCCAGAACAGGATGCGATCCGCGCCGGGATCAGTCAGACTTGACCCAGTACCGCCTCGAGCAAGTGCCAATGTGCCAGACCCGGCATCACTCATATTCAACGTGCCAAGAGTAGGAACTCCAAAGGCTACCTTCAAATATTGTCCGTTCGATCCAGTTGAAGTTGAGACGATTTGATTGGTAGAATCCGCGTATAGAACCGCGTTGATATTTGTTAGAGTGAGAAATAGCCCTCCACCAATTGTTAAATTTGTGCCGCTGACACTTGATGATGGCAACGCGCCAAATGTCGATGCCCCTGCACGATACTGTAATTCTGTGGCTGACCCGCCCGGTGCGCTGCCGCCTCCCGGTGCGGCTCCCCATCTTGGCTGAAGCACCCCTCCGCCAATATCAGTGACTGTAAGCACCTGGCTGACTGTTCCAATCGCGAGGGCTGCGAACCAGCCGCCTGAGTCTTTGTAGTAAGTAGCGCCAGTCGAGCCGTGCGAGAAGATGAAGCCGGATGTTTGCACTTGAAAGTAATTGCCGCCATTCGCACGCAGCGAAACAGCACCCACCGAACCTGACTCGACCAGCTCAACCCTCGTCAGACTGTAGGCACCCGCGCCAAGCTCAACAACGCCGATGTAGGTTGAGTCATATCGCGTCTGCAAATAACCGAGCTGCGTATACGTACCCGCGAGCCTGCCCTCAAAGAGCATCCGGCCTACGATGTCGCCGGTCACAATATTCGCAGCCGTCCCGCTTGAGCTGCCGTGCGCGCGCTTGATGTCGATGGTGAACGGGTCAGTTGTGTCTGTGTACTTGTAAAGCGTGATTGCTTGAGTTGTGGTTTGATCTACCTGCACCGTGCCGGATACGTGAAGTTGCGCAGCAGGAGTGAGCGTGCCAAATCCCACATCACCTGCACCAGACTCAGTAATGATGGCACGTTTATTTGTAAGCACCCCACCGCCGAATGTGCTCGGCGCAGTGATCCTGATCGCTTCCCAGTTCGTCACCGTCGCTGAGTTATGCACCCCAATACTGAGGGCGAGATTGCGAACTGTCAGTGTGTTGGCGTTGATGTTTGAACTGGCGCTGATGTTGGTGCAGACAAGGCTCGAATTAGCTACAGAGGAGCTGTCACGATCCAGATCCAGCTCAAGATTCGTCATCGCCAGCAGTGCTGTAGTGTTTCCTGTGTCATCCAGTCGTATTTCAGCATTGCTCATCGCAATGGCAGTGTTGCCTGCTGCGAGAGTAGTGGCCGCGTGCAGGATTCCGACAGACGCACCGCCAGTGTTCGTGTGATAAACGTTCAGCTTGTGGACGAGCCCTGATTCAGCACCTATCGCCACCTTGCCATCTACCCCAACTGAGAAATAGAACGCGCCTCGACCCTCAACCCTCAACGGGCTTTTGGTTGTAGATGCGCCAAGCGTGCGTAAAAGCAGCACCGATCCTGACCCGGGCGCATCAGTCGTCGATTGAAAGACCATGCAATCTTCATGGTCTGCACCCAAAAAGCTGAAAGAGATTTGGTTGCTGCCCATTCCAAAGGCTTTGACTCCTGGATAGGGCGTAACGATAGGATCAATAGGGTCGAGCACCTGATCGAGCCGCACGGAAGAACCACCGCCGCCTGCGAGGTCGGTCCACGCTCCGCCGTTTGCACTGTATTGCAACTGCGTTGAGTCAGGCTTGGCACGCAGCGCCACAGTACCAGCCGGGCTGACTGGCGCGCTCGCCATTGATGATGCGTCAAGGACCAAACCTGTGGACTTTATGCGCTTTCCGATGATTGCACCTCAGCTGAGACTTGCTCGATGTTGGCCAATACTTTATCAACCTCGATTTGCCAATTCATTTTCCAGTCCCATGTGACTGCATTGCACTGCTGACACTTGATGACAAAGACGCTTCTTTCTTTGACCAGCAGGACAGCGCCACCACAGAACCGACACAATATACTTTCCTTGCCCATTTATGGTGTATCCCAAAGGGTCATGTGGCCATCGTCAGGGTCGTATTCGAAGGCAATTGGATCAGCGTCAGTTTCCTGTTGACCCAGTGATAGCGCCTTGAAGTTCCAGGTATTGTCCTGTTCGATAATATCAAGCGGCACTCGGATCAGGCTGTCTGGATTCCAGAGAACAAATCCTTCATTGATTGCGTGCGTGGCTGTCATCGTGCCCGTATCACGCAGGCCACGCTTAAGCTGCGACAATCGCCAGACGCGGCCCGCCGCAAGCGAATAGGATGCGCTCACATCTGTCACGTCACGGAACTGCAAGACTTCCTTCCCAAGTATGCAGAGATTCGCCTGCGTGATCTTCGTGAATGCATCATTGTGGATACCAAGCACAGTGTTCGTGCCTGCGCCGTATGGGAAGTCCACATCAACAGTGTTTGTGGCATCAACACCGCTTCCATCAGCGAGCGCCGTACGCGCTTTGCCAATCACGGCTGCGGTTCGCGTTAGCGCAATCGCATAGTATTGCTTGTTGGTATCATCTGACCCGCACGCATTCCTGAAGAGCGTCGAGCCAAGCCAGCTGGGTGCTGGTGTTGTGGTTGGCACCGCGCGCGGCCCTGCTGCCCAGTAGATGCCATCAAACCCATCGTGATCGTCGATTAGTGGCGGTGCGTTTGAGAGGATGAAAATGGAATCAAGTGGCGGCACTTCATCACTCTCGCCTGGCGTGATCAGATCCGCGTCTGATGGCCCGACACCTGCTGCACGCAATTGGCGCACGCCCTCGATCTTTAGCTTATCGCCAGGTATGAACTCCATCCCGGTGATGCGCAGATCAAGCAGCTGCGAATTGGGTGCAGGTACAGTCACCACATCGCCGGGATGATATTTGACATACTTTGGCGGCAGTTCAATCTTCAGTGAATCTGTCTCCATTCGCGTGCGCGCAAGCAATCTGCTGGCCCTGTTGCGCATCTGCGCGCGATCTGACGCCATTGGCAGGAATATCTCTTTGACTGCCGCACCTGATCCGAATTGCAGGCCATAGCCAGCGGTGGCTTCCTCATACTTGAAATCAGGATCGAAGAACGTAATCTCTACTCGCTGCGCCACCTCAGTCAGGCTCTGCTCGCTTGATAGCGCAAACTTGATCGCTTTCTCTGATTGCTCCTCACGTCCTGACGAGACTGCACCAAGATCACCATCGGGAATGGTTACGCTCGAGGATTGCGGCTGTGTGATGAACTTGAGCTTGCCATCGACTTCCGCACAGTCAAAAGGCGCAACGATTGAAAGTGCTTCGAAGGTGTTTTTGGGTGCTGTCGGCCCTATCACAATCCAGCCATTCACAGGCTCGGCAGGCGCATCATTCGTGATCTGAGCAGCTGAGACGCCAGCATATGCGCACTCCGCTGTAACAATGTCCGAGATTAAGCCATCATTATTGACCACCTCGAATTGATATTGTGCAATCTGATTGTAAGAAGGCGTCAGGTCCACACCCTCGAGCCAGACAACGACAGAGCCGCGATAGCCCGGATAATCATCATCATCACCACTTGTGGCGTACCACGGACACCGATCAGTTTGCGTTTCATTCCCCAGGAGAATCTGCAATCGCTGCGCATAGAGCAGGTCCTGCCTGAATGGGCCGCCATACGAGCCCTCCGTGACATTAGCGCCGGTCAGTGTTACCGGGTCGCGCTCATAGAGCAAATTGCCATTGGCATACATACGCGAAATGCCACGTATTGAATCATTGCGGTTCTCGCAAACAAGCAACCCCATTGAGACATTCCATCCGTGTGTGGTGGGAGCCTGGCTCTTGCCCTGGCCCGCCCCCGGTACCGGATGTGGGCGAACTGGCCCCAGCCAGATAACTTTCGCACCTACAGCCGCCTGGCCGTATATGCGCGGAATTGGTTCACCCTCGCGCGATGAAGTAATCTGCAAATCAGTGTGTGGCGCTTCGGCTGGCTTCGGGCGTGGTGTGAGCACACGCTGAAGTAGATAGCTCGCACCAACAATGATGGCCGCAGCGAGAACGTCTGCCACGAATGCAAGCAAAGTAATCGCGCTGAATGGATCAGCCAGGGCAGGCGTCGTCAACAGGACAAGTGCCGCAATGATATGACTAACTCTGCGCCAGTCTAAAATCATAGAATCGCCAGACAAAATCCATTTCAAGTGGCGTCATAGTCACGAAAGGCCGATGGCCATTCAGGTCAACGCCAATCGCTTTCCATCGATCATCTACCCATGCCGCTATGCCCGAATGCTGCGGTGTGCCATTTCTCCCCAGGATTGCAACCGCACCGTGTGCGGGCCCTTCGCGCCACTGGCACACATCGTCAAAGCGCTCGAAGAGTTCCGCCTGTGGCGGGTATGCATATAAGGGCGGCTCATAGTCAGGTGGCAGGTATCCGCATTGCTTGCCCACCCAGATAGGTACGCCCACACAATCCAGCCCATATTGCGGATCACGCCCATAGGGACGAAAGAGCACGCGCGGTCGAAGCAGGCCGCGCGCAGTCCTGACAATCAGTTCCCTATCCACCTGCTGCGATGATTCCATCTGCTGCCTTGTAGATGATTGCGCCTGCGAGGTCAGGATAACCGCGAAAGTTGACGAGGTTGCCATCGGGCTGCGCTGCGTTTCGAAACTTGTTCTGACAGGTATGGTTGAACCGATCACACCCGGCAGTCGCACTGCACGTGTCTCCAACCTGAATGTCCTGGCCCGGCTGCATAATTAGCGACAGCGTCAGACTCCCAAAGCCGATAATTATCCCCGCGCCTATCTCTGCCGTGTATCCGGCATTATTGCCAGTGATCCATGTGAGATAGCCGCCATCAAACCAGTCAATGCCTCCGCTGTAGCCACTTACTTCAAATTCATTTGCAGTGTTTACGTCGGTAACTGTCAGCGTCTGCGTAAATGGCGTGCCTGTTCCAGCCTGCGTGGTTGCCAGATTGAACTTGCACCTCGCATCGCCCACGCGCTGCACATCGCACATCCTCGAAGTGACGCGGCCCACAGGCTGCGACAGCTTCTGGATCAGCCCGCGCAGCTCCACCGTGAATGAGTTGTCAGCCACATCCACGCGCCCAATCTGCCCTGACTGGTACGTGTAGCCGCCGTCGCCAGGCGAGTCGTAATTCGCAAACCTGCGCTCGAAAGTCGCATCCCTGAATTTGCCCTTGAGAATATCGGCCAGCGTGATTACGCCTGACTGGAAGAAGCCCTGCGCCTGCGATGTGTCAATTTCCATCTTCAGGCCGCTTTTCACCTCACTCACGCGCATTCCCGGTCGTGCCAGGTAAAGCTGCGAATCCACTGTCAGGTTCTGAATATGATTCGTGAAGGCGAGCACGCTGCCCACCGTTGGCGTCACCTTGATCAGCTCGCACAAACTTGTTCCGCCAAGTGCGATGTGGGCTGCAAGAGCTGCTGGTATGTTTCGAGGCATAGGCTAGATGATTCCCACAAACCCCAAAGGGCACTGAAACGACTCATTGCCGGTGTAGCCAATCACGAGCGCATCACGATCAAACCGCACATTGAATGCTTCACGCTGGAATGCAGTGCGCCTGCCACGCACGCACAGGAATGCGCTCAAGAGCGTCTCGAGGTCAGTGCGATCTGCGCAGAGCACATTGCCCTCAAAACCTACGCGACCGCTTGAGTACTGCGAGAAACGGTCCTCAGAGTAGCCACCGCCCTGCACCACGTACGTGCTCCAGTCCTGAAAGCGATTGCGCCCCACCTCGAGCGGAAGCGGGAACTCATATGTGATTGTCGATGCGAGCGATGCGCCTGATGCGCCTGGCAGGTCGTAGTCAAAAGTCTCGACTATCTCGAGCTGCACTTCGTGCCAATCCACAAAGAAGTTGCGCTCAGTGTATCTGTCACCTGTGAAGCGCGCCTGAATCTCAAACTCGCCTGACCATGTGCCGCCTGCACCGCCTGAGATAATTCCCGTTTCGTAGTCGAGCGTGCCACCGCCTGAGAAGCTCACCGTGCCGCTGATAGGTTTCACGATTGGCCGATCGTAGCTGACGCTCCCTGCCGTGTATCGCTTCACGAGTTGCCCGCTGACTATCGGCTCGCCACTCGCTTCGAAGTCGAACGGATCTTTAAAGCGAAACGAATCAGACTGGCCACGCCTCAGATCGAAAAACCCAATCACGAGATTTCGAACCGCATCGTTGATGGTGCTCGTGTCGAGGCGGAAGATGCGTCTCGCGTGCATCCCGCTTGCCGCATTGCGCTGCTCTGTACCATTGGCTGAATGCACTACAGTTGTCTGAAACATCGGCCCGCCTGTGATAGCGCCGTTCGCGAAGATCGCCAATTCGGGGAACGATGACGCATCGTAGGTTGCCATGTCACCTGGCCCCTTCGTTGCGCTGCGCTCGCTTCACTGCGTTCATCACAGTTGCCGCAAGCTGATCCTGCGTGCGCTTGTCTACGGTGCCTGATGGCGCATTCACGCCGACGCTGATGTTGAACACATTGCCGGCACTGCCTGCTGTCACAGGTGCGATGTGCATTGGCTGATTGCCGCTGAAGATAAGCTCCGGCCCCCGCTCGCCAGCCACGCCGAACTTGCCCGGCCCCAACGTGCCGCCGCTTGCGAAGAATCCGCCGAAGATGGTTCCAATCCCCTTCGCAATTCCACCGAATACGCCCTTCAGCCCGCCCGCACTCAAGCCGCCAAACAAGTCCTTGAGTGCGCTTTGAAGCATGTCAGTCAAGCCGCGAATGACCGGTGTGACAAACGACTCGCGCAGTGCTTTCGTGAACTCGATGGCGAAGGTGTCAACGACGCCAATGGCCAGGCCCGCGAATGCCTGCCCCACTGTCTTTTGCGCTGTCAGGATGCTGATGAGCATGTCATCGAAGATTGCCGAGAATTGCTCATCAAGCCGCGCCTGTTCTTCTGTTCGAACAGTGCTTGGATGTGGCGGAAGCCCAGAAGCCGACAGCCCTGGGATTATCTGACCTGGCCGCGCTTGCTGGAACGGCGAGCCGGACACTGCGAGCGGTACGCCTTCGGTGATGTTTGCAACTTGATTGCCTAATATTGTCAGGTTGCGTGCAATCTCACGCGCGTCCACTTCTGCCAGTGCGCGTGCCATATCCGCCGCATCATCTGCCTCGCGTTCCAGTCGCTCGAGCGCGGGGCGCAATAATGCAATGGGATCGAATGCACGCCCTAAAGGTAGCCGCAACTCAACCGCTCTAGCTGCCGCACGGCGACCAGCACCGCCGCCACCACCGCCTCCTCCCCTGCCACCAGTAACGAATCCTGCATTTGGCGGCCCTGCAACCTCATCCGCTCCCGCCAACGGTGCCAGCAGCCCTACGGGATTAACTGCAACTTTCCCCAAGCCCAGCAGAAGTTGCAGATATGTTGACTTACTTATGAGACTGTCAACCTTTTGCAGGCCCGCAAACGTAAGCCCCAAGCTCGTCGATATGCCATCAAGCGTGTTAGCGACTGTATCTCCCGCTGACGTGCCCGCAAGATTCTGCTTGAATACAGTCCACTGGTTATCAAGATGGTTGATCTTCGCGTCGAGTCGCCCCGCCGCGTCGATGGCCCTCTCTGTTGCGATCACACCCGACTCTTCAAGTTCCTTCCTTGAGCCTTGCAGCACTGTGGTCAGGTTCTCGGACGATCGCACGAGCTGGCCGACGCTTTTCCCGAACACTTCATTGGTAGCGGCTGCGCCTTCTGTGGTTGATCGGTATTCCTTGAGGTTGCTGATGGCCTTCAGGAATGCATCGCCTGTGTCCTGGCCCGCTTCGACTGCATTGATGCCCAGCACGTTCAGTGCCTTCGCCGCATCGCTCGCCGGATCATTGATTGCCGATTGAATTACGTTTTCAAATGTGCGGAATGATCGCTCTGCAAAGTCTGCGCTTTCGCCTGATAGCCGTGCCGCTGCTGAGAGACGCTGCACCTGATCAATGCTCAACCCTGTGCTTTCAGCCACGTCAAGCATCGAATCAGATACGGCAACACCCTCGAGTGTGAGCTTCACAAGTGCCGAACCGAGTGCTGCAACTCCGGCAATAGCAGCCACCGCCGCGCCGCCAGCCAAACCAAAGCTACCCGTGAGCGATTCAAGCTGCCCGCCCAGGTTCGAAATCTCGCCGCCAACCCGACCGACAGGCCCACCAAGCCCCTGCAATGCTGAACCGAATCGCTGCGCCTGCTTCTCCGAACGCTGCATCGAAGAATCAACGTTCTGCAGCGCGCGCGTCGCCTGCTTCTCACCAGCCACAACACCTGACGAATCAAGCGCAAGATGTACTAAAGCAATGTCAGCCATCAGCGTTTGGCCCTTGCCGATTGTGTCTTAGCCTTAACCTCTTGCCCCTTCGCACTTGCCGCAAGGTATATCTGGTCAATTCGCATGAGCATCTTTACCTGCCAGGCATTGAGCACGGTGCCCGTCATTCGCCTGTATGCATCAACTTCCGTGTAAGTGAGCGGGTTATAACCGAATCCGTTGTGTGATCGAGATGCATTCAGTTCCTGGAAGATTCCAAAGAGGTACGCATCGTGCAGTGGGAATGGCGGCTCGCGTTCACTGCGTGGCAACCTCGTGGCCCTGCGGTTCACTTCGATCATCTTCGAAGACGTACTGTCGCCCTCGCACGCATCACGCAGCGCGCTCACCATCAACTTGTTGCTCACGGCGAACTGCCAGAAGCACCAGTCAACAATTTTTTTTCGCTGTCCTCCACGACATCAGCCGGCACATGCCCATTGAGAGTGCCTTCAGGTGCGCCAAAGTTGGTCAGATCAGACACAAACTCGAGCAGCTGACTGCGCACCCACGGCAGGCCGTAGAGCCATTCCATATTCACAGGCGTACAGACAAGCGGTGCCCCATCGCGCTCGATGTGCTCCCATTCGCGTGTGACTGCCATATAGCACCGCACTCGATGCGCTTCAAACTTCTCTATGTCATCTGACTGCACCTTCCCAGCGTCACGCTGACGGCTCACAATGCGCTCAACCTGCCAGGTGCGGTCCATCTCCTGCCACCTTTTCGATAGAGGCGAAGTCAGCAGAATCCGGGCAGGCTCGTCGCCGCCTATTGGCTCGCCGGTGTAGGGATGCTTGAGCACAAGCCAGGCTGCGCGTTCCTGCCAGCTTTCAATCTCTTTTGAGAGTTGCCCGAAGTCTGCCATAGCTATGCCACCGTCATCCCGATGAGTGAACTGATGCCGGTATCGTACTGGCCGCGAAAGTCCACCGCACTTGCCATTGATCCGGCGCTATCACTTACCGGCGCATTCACTGCGAGCGCCTTTGGAATGCTGACTGTGAAGGTGTCCTCAGCTGCGCCCTCGCTTGACTTGAGCACAAACGTAAGCGGCGTCAGCGTGCCTGCAATCGCATCAACGATGAACGCATCGTCGCGATAGTAGACCTCAGCCGTGCCGCTGACTCGCAGATTCTTGTTGATGATGTGATCTGCGCTTGCGCTGCCCCACGCATACTTCGGGTCAGCCTGATTATCAAGCGTCAGCGATGCCGTGAATGCGCCAGGCACTGCCACCCCATCCCACGTAACTGTCGCGCCAGTGAAGCCAGTCGTGAATGGCGATTTGCCTGTAAGCGCGCCCATCGTGGCTGTGCCAGGCAATGCGCTGCCAACAGTCTGCGCAAGTCCAAAGATGTCGTAATTGATTGACACCTTGTCATTGAGCGGCATATCCATCGTGGCTGATGCCACTTCACAGCCAGTAAAGATCAGGTAGTCGTCACCTGTACTCAGTTCCATCTTCGCAATGATCGTGAAGAAGTAGCCAGGATCAGCATCGGCAACGATTGCGCCGCCTGCCCATGCCGCCGCGTGCAGCCATGCCCTCAGCAGGTCCTGCTGCCCCTGCTCATAATTGAGCACTGTCGGGATGCGCAGCCGCACAGCCCTCGAGCCGCCCACGGTGAATGACTTCATCCTTGTTCCGTCATACACATCAAACTCAGTGGGAGTTGATTCGTATGAGAGGCTGATGCCATCAAGGAATGGCACAGCTGCATATACGCCTGTAGTTGGGGCAGTCCCGCGCACAGTCTCACGCTGGATGCCTATGATCGTGTTCGAAAGTAATGCGGGATCTGGCATGATTGCTCCTCTTTAGTTAAAAGGGCGGACAAGCAAGCCTCGTGACCATCACATTGTTTGCATGTCCGCTGAATGTACATCGCTCAACCAACTCTACAGGGCTATGTCTTCGATAAACTCAAATGGGAACAGGAACGCTCGCCCCGCCCATTGCTGTTCGAAGGCCGTATCATTCGGCCCAAGCGACTCCCTGAAACGTATGCCATCACCAAATGACCGGCGCTCGAATGCCGCGCGCAGCGCGTCACTTGCAGCAATCAGCAGCGCATCGCCTGCATTGCGTGGTGCAAACACCTGAATGGCGAGTATGCCAATCGTTGTGTTCTGCACCGTGCCCGCGCTCCACGTGAAGGCAGCCGTTGACCATTGCGGGAAGGTGACGCGAATCCACGCGCCATTGCCAGGCTTCACGAAGTAGGTATTGGGCCACTCAATGGTGTCGCTCGTGTAGCCAAGGCCCGTCCACACCGCCTCAACTGCCGGTTCGATTACCGCGCGCACCTCACTTGTAGATGTGGCGATTGCGTAGCTCATGACGATCTAGCGTCCCTCGAAAATGCCACCTGAATTGCCTTCTGCCAGAGCAACTGCATCTCTGCAAGCGTGATTGCAACAATGCCGTTGGGAGCCTGCTGGCTCGAGCCGTGCTCGAGGTACACAAAATATGGCGCAGAGTTCACAAGCCATACTGTCTGGCCAATTCTGAAGAGCTTCACATCTCGCTTCGCTTGTGCCTTTGCCTTGGTGCCACTTGGATCGGTGCGTTCTTTGTCGAAGTTTTCATCGGGCTGCAGTCGCACAAACCAATGCGCTTTTGCCGCACCTGTATCCACAGGCGTACGATCTATCAATCGGTTGATTCCCTCGATGGCCGTTGCCTGGAGTGCCTTACTGAGTCGCTGCGGTGTCTCGCGCTCGACTTTCTTCAGCACCTGCTTGTAATTGCTTCTGCCTACAGCTGCCATCAGTTCCCCAGTGTCAGCACGTAATTCGCGAGGACGCTGCCAAACCACGCGCGCCGCAACTCGACCACGCGATATGAGATGCCGCTATGTTCGAGGCGATCGCCAGGCGAAGGCGTGCCTGGATATGCGCCTGAGCTGATCGTGAATGTGGTTGCGTAGGTGATTGCCCCTTCGGGTGCCGTGACTCGCTCTTCGCCAAATATGCCACTCACTTCGACACTTGCCGCCTCAGCCGGGCTGCGCGATTGCGTTGCCGTGCTATATCCCTGCAAAACAACCGGATAGTAAGTCACGCGAGTACCTGCAAGATTGACGAGCCCGTCAAGCTGCTCTTGATACAGTTCAGCTATAGTCAAACACGCCATAAAGTCACCATCCCTTCAGACGCGAAGCGAATCAAACAAACGGTGTGAACTCGCGGGCACGCGCTCGACACTGTTCGTGGAGCAGCGATGCCTCAATCCTTGAATTGCCTGCTGATGTGGTCACAAGGTGCGATGCGCGCGCTGCCTTGACTGACCACGCTTCGTGCGCAGCTGCGCGCACATCAAACACGTTCTCGTAATCCGGCCCAATCTCTTCCCAGTTCGCAGTGCCATCTGCCATCCTCGAGGAAGCGTGGGTTGACCAGTCAGGCGCAGTTGCTGAACTCGTGCCGGTCTGGATGCACATATACCGTCGCCCATTGCGTGGATATATCTGCACTTCATCCCCGTAGATGTAGAGCGTCGAAGGTGTCCACACCCCGCACCGCATATGCCGCTCGAGGATCGCCGCTTCCTCACCCACGATGCTTGGCGTGCAGTCAGGTTCTGCGTGCAGCAGAAGCTGCTCGTATGCCTGGTGGCGCATCTCTTCGAGGGTAAAATCAGCCATTACTTCTTCGGTCGTTTCACAAGTCTTGGTCCACGCTCTGCCTTTGTTTCAGGCGGCTCATGTAATGCTTTACCTTCAGGTTCTACTTCAGGTTCTACTTCAGCTCGCCTCAGCACTTCTTCCATGTCGATAAGTTCAGTGGTCACAAGCTCTTCTGGTGGCCAGCCGAGCCGTTTCGCTTCATCCTCATCGTAATAGTCGCCGTGCTTAACCCAGAGGAAGGCGGCACTCGGGTCGCCTTCCTCCACAAGCGTCTTGCGATCAGCTGTTAAGTAAAGCCTGCGATCTGCGATCACGTCTGAGTTCCTACCTTTGTCCAGGTCGGACCTGCCGCCGTGCCGGTGTTCACGTACAAAATGCCATTCGTGGTGTCAGTCAAGAGCGCGCCCTTTGGTGCGCCTCGCCCGCCTGAATCCACGCCTGGCGTTGTTGTGACCATTCCGGTAACGATGCTCGTGCCGGTCAATGAGCTGGTCACTGTCATGAGGCCCACATCCCGCTTGGCGAGTGCCCCGGTGAACGTGATCGTTGCCGTGCCAACACCTGCGGTCATCGTGCCAACAGCAGTCGTGACATTGCCGGTGCCGATGTTCGAAAGAGCCTCGAGAGCCGCATCAATCGCAGCTACGAGCGTGGCATTGACGTTGCTCCACGTGATCGCTGCGGTCGTGAGTCCTTCGAATGAGATTGTGAACGTCCCGCCTGTGATCGTGCCGCCCAGTGTGAGTGTCTGCACTTCATCAGTGCCGGTCGCCGGAGTTCCGGCATATTGAAGCAATCCAAAAGAGCCTTCGATGATTGGCATGTGTGCCTCCTATATGCCCGTTACGAGGCAAAAAGCCGTAGGCCGGATAACCGCGAAGGCCGCTCTGATTTCCGCGACTATGCTGCGCTGGTTCTTGATGAAGTCATCGTTCTGATAACCCACCTTGATGGTCAGCCCCTTGCGTTCTGCAAGCAGTGAATAGTTGGCGAAATCACCCACGATTCCAGTGCCTTCGGTAAGTCCCGCATCGAGCACAACCGGCAGACCCCAGATGCGATCCGGGCCCATCTCTGACGGGTTGCCCCAGATGTAGATGCCATCAGTGGTGCGAAGCAGCTTCACATCCTGCCAGTCATTGGGATGCGACACATACGCGCTTGGCATTGCCTGGCCAGTCACGCGCACCTTCGTCATCGCCTTATAGACTGCATCAGGTGTCGGGTCCGTTGCCTTCGCCTGCGTCTGCACGCCCACGACGTTGACAATGCCCAGCAGGTTCGGCGTAATGCCGCTGCCCACGAGGATCTGCGTATTCAGCCGCTGCCTGACCATGAATCCAAGGCGGTTCTCGATGTACTCCTGCATTCCAGGCACATCCTCGAGCTGCTCATCAGTGACTGGAATCCACACGGCAATCTTGCGCACAGGGCTCGTGCGCTCTGTCAATGCAAGTGTTGCTTCAGGCTTGGCCGAACCTTCAGCCGTCTCCACAGCTGCATTCGTGAACGTGGTTTCTTCCATGTAGATGAATGCATTCTGAGTGATCTGGATCGTCGGGATGAGATCAGTGACCATTGGCTGAGGCGTGGCATATGGAACTACTACGGTCGAGCGTACTCGCTCAGGAACCCAGCCGGTTGTAGTCGTCAAGAGCGTCTTCAGGCGCATATCAATGAACACGGCATCGGATTCCTGACCCGTTGCGTGATTGCGCAGAAACTCCTGATATGACTTCGATTCTACGAACTGCTGCCCGATGCCCTTCTCGGATGGCTCCGGCACATTGCCCTTTGGATTGCCGCCAAAGTTGGGGCGGTTTGGTTTCGACAGATCGTCCTGAATGCTCTTGACGCTTGCAGCGATCTGCTCAGTCTCCATCACCTCATCGCGTGCCTTGCCGATCGCGTTGATTTCCGCCATTCGCGCACGCACGTCATCAAGCTGCTCAGGCGTCAGGTCATACGTAGTCTTGCCATCCTGCTCAACCTTGTGTGCATCGAAAATCTTCTGACATTCTTCTGACTTTGCCAGGCGCAGCTGCTCAAGCTCCGTGGCTGTCTTGCCTTTATGGGACATTGCAAACTCCTATTTCTTGATCTGGGTGTTTAGGAACTCCGCTAAGAGCCGCCGCGCTTCAGCGTCATCTGCATTTACCTTTGGCTGAGACAGGTTGAAGAGACGACTAAACACGTCTCTGCACGCACCGATCTGCTCCCATTTGGCTGCTGAGAGATGACGACCGTCTTTTGCGCGTAGCTCGTGGATTGCTTCGAAGCGATTGGCAAGTTGATTCGCGCAGGCAAGCACGCTCGCAACCTGGCTGTCTAACGTAGCAGGCACGTCAGATTTGATTGTCAGAAGTTCAGTCGCAGGATTCATCCCAACAAGCACTGGGCTCCATTCGTAAAGCTCGAGTTCATCCAGCTGGCGGATGTCCTTCTGCTCCGAGTCGAATGAATCCTTCACGACGCGATAACCGATTGAGAACTCATCAATGATTCCGAATTTGATGTCACTAAACGCTTCACGGCCACGCTGCGTGTCGAGATTGAATTGGCCACGGATGACCAATCCTTCGCTTGTCTCACGCGCCTCGAGAGTCTTGGCGATGGGTTGCGACCAGTCGTGCGCCCATACGCCCTTTGGTGTGCGCTTCGCCAGGGACTTGCTGAATGCGCCCGGCATCACCTTCTCGCTTGCGTGATCAACGTTATTGAACACGCTGACAAGGGCGGTAATCTCCCCGGCATCACCTGGCTGCACATTGGCTGTGAATTGTTTGCGTTCAAGCTCCATCTGAAATGATGGTGCCTTATAGCATGGCAGGTGCCCTTACTTTTGGGCGGTACTTTTGGCGGGAGTTTCTAGCTGTCTGCCGTGGCGGATTGGCGGTACTCAAACTCGCATTGATCGTTCGCGCGGCAGGTGCGCTCGCCTACCGGCACAAGCGTCCCGATTGGCTGCCAGCCCTTGCCTGCCTCCTGAAAGCATTCCTCGCAATGATCCGCGTCCGGCTCGAGGAAGCTGCGTTCTTCCTGCATCCCTGCGTACTTCTCGCGCTGCCCAATCGACTCCGTGTAGCTGATCCAGCCTGATTGCCCGTACTGTGCGGAGCGTCCCGGGCTAGGCGTATCCTGCCCTGATTCGACGCCCAAGAGAAACCGGCTGAGGAAGCCGTATTGCTGCACGAGCAGTGAGCCGAGCTTCCCGCGCTGCCTTGCGCCCATCTGCTCCTTGCCACCAAAGGCAAGCTGCGACATGGCGCTGTGCGTTGCCTTGACGCCTTCGCGCATTGCGACTGCCCAGTCCTCGAAGCTGATCTTCCCGTCTACGTATGTCTGGGTTAAGTCTTCAAGCGCATCGGCACTCTTCGAAACGATTCTCAGCCCGATCTTGCGCTGTTCGGCAGGTGTGAGCGGCTTGCCGTTAGGTTTGATGTATCTGCGGAGTTTTGGGTCCCACTGGTAGTCAGGCACATTGTCACTCGTGCTCGATTGTCACTTTCGGTTTTGCCTTGAGCATCTGCGCCGCTTCATCCTCACCGAGTGCCAGGAGCCACGGAATTGCAGCATCCAGCACTGCATCATTGCCGCTTGCATTCGGATCGGCAGCTTTGAATGTGAGCACCTTGCCGCCCTGCTCACCATCCCTCATTGCGTCATCACCCATCGACGGTCCTCCGGTCTGTATTGGCGCATATATCTCGTCTTCAGCATCGAACTCGTAGCCTGCCAGCTCGCGCACTTCGCTGCGCTTCAGCCAGCCGCTTTTGTAGCCCACCGAGAGCCGCGCATACAGCGCGTCCTGATCTTCACTCAGCGCACGTATCGCAGTCAGATCAAACCTGAATTGATGGCGCTCAGTATCATCCTCAAAGTCACCGAGGAACTGCGTTGTGAGTTCTTCCTCGATGTAGCGGTACAGCGGGACGAGATATGATTCCGTTGCATATTCT